CATCAAGAAACGGAGTTGTCAGTGACTTGTCGCATTACCCATTTTTTGTTCCTAATTTAGAATTTGAAGAATTTATTATTATGTTTGCGGATTGGTATTCAGCTGGAAAACCGCTTGCAACATTTGTTGGAATCAGGGCCGATGAAAGCCTTAATAGATTTAGAACGATAGCGATTGCAGACAAAGAAACATACCAAGGGAAAAGATGGACAACAAAAGTTGTTGGCGATGTTTACAACATTTATCCAATATATGATTGGAAGACAAAAGATATTTGGATTTATAATCGCAAATCAAAAAAATGTTACAATCACATTTACGATTTAATGCATCAAGCCGGAGTTCCGCTTTCCCAACAAAGACTTTGCCAGCCGTATGGAGATGATCAACGAAAAGGTTTGTGGCTATATCACATACTTGAGCCGCAAAGTTGGTTCAAGGTCGTTTCTCGCGTTAACGGAGCAAATAGCGGGGCTCTTTACATAAATGAAACAGGAAACATAAACGGAGTGAATAAAATTTCACTTCCTCCGGGTCATACATATAAGAGTTTTTGCAATCTTCTTCTTTCTACATTGCCAGAAATAAGCAGAAATCATTTTATTCAAAGATTCAAGGATCACATTCGAGGATGGAGAAAGCGAGGATATCGCGGAGAAATTCCAGACAAAGCGCCAAGAGAACTTGAAAATAAACATTGGGTTCCATCTTGGAGAAGATTATGCAAAGTACTATTAAGGAATGATTGGTGGTGCAAGGGTCTTGGAATGACACAACCAAAAAGCGAGGCTTACGGGGAATTTTTGAAAATAAAAAAGGCTAAAAAACATGAACTCGTTAGCTAATGGCATTCACGATGGAATCAAACTCGCCTACCACGGGACGATTCTCGACTGGGCAGAGACTCACGTGCGCTTTCCAAACTCGGACCGTGCGAGCCGCTTTGACCGCACCGTGGCGCCGTGGATGAATGACGTTCTCCTCGCTGTCACCGACGACGAGGCCACGCAAGTCTTTCTCCGCGCCAGCACCGGTGCTGGGAAGACCACGATGATGGAAACCCTCGCGTGTTTCATCGTTGCGCAGAAGCCAGGGCCGACGTTGTTCGTGGGGCAGACTGACGACATGGTGAAGGACTGGACGGAATCGCGATTGCTTCCGATTTTCAGGGAGTGCGAACCCGTCCGCGCCTTGTTCCCCGAGGATCGGCACGCGCTCCGCAAGACGACGATCTTCTTTCCGCATATGGTTCTTTTCGCGGGCGGTGCGAACATGACGAACCTCCAGGAAAAATCCATGCGCTACTGCATCGGTGATGAAGTCTGGCGTTGGAAAGACGGAATGATCAAAGAGCTGAAAGCCCGGCATCACGACCGATGGAATCGCAAGACGTTCCTATGCTCGCAGGGCGGCGGCAGCACCGACGAGATGGAACACGAGTGGGACAGCGGCACGCGCGAAGTCTGGGGCTGGACGTGCCCGCATTGCCAGGCGTGGCAACGATACACGTTCGACGCGATCAAATTTGATCAGCCGAAGAACGCAGCGGGTGAGATGCTTTGGGATTCCGTCCAGGACTCGGTGCGGATGGAGTGCGAGCATTGCAAATCGCAGTTTGCCGACACCGCCGCAGTGCGGCGTGGCCTATCGACCGGCGCGAGCTTCCGCGCACTCAATCCGAATCCGGTTCGAGGCCATCGCTCGTTTGAGGTTCCGGCCTACGGCGTGTGGTGGATACCGTGGTTCTCTATCGTCAAAGAGTTTTTGGAAGCCAGCGAAGCCAAGGGCAACGGGAACCTCGAGCCGCTGAAGCAATTCATCCAAAAGCGCAAGGCGCAGACGTGGCAAGAGGAGATTGTTTCCGACCTGCCGGAAATCACTGCCGCCGATTATTCGAAGCTTGATTTTCTCGACGGGCAGAAGATCGACGGCGAGCACCGCCGCTTTCTCTGCGTGGACAAACAGCGTGATCACTTCTGGTATGTCATCCGCGCATTCCGTGTGGATGGATCGTCTATGCTTTTATCCGAAGGCAAAATCCTGACGTGGGAAACGATCGAATCCCTCTCGTTGCAATACAACGTGCCGCCTCGAAGCGTCGTCATTGACGCGGGCTACGACACGCCGCTTGTTTACGAGCGATGCGCGCGCAACGGCTGGACCGCCTCGCACGGATCGGGACAGGATGGGTTCTCGCATGTGGACGGCAACGGGCGCCGCGTGAAGAAATTCGTGTCCAAGATCGAGACGGCAGTCGCCGGATCGGACAATCTCCGCGCGTTCTACTTTTTCCACTCGAACGAAAAGATAAAGGATAAGTTGGCCGCAATCCGTCAACCGGATGCTATGCCGAAGTGGGAAACCCCGCGAGATGCGTCTACAGATTACCGCTCGCAGATGGTGAGCGAGATGAAAAAAGACATCGTGAACTCCAAGACGAAGCAGGTGGAATCGCGCTGGGTGCGGATTGGCGGGAGGCCAAACCATCTTTTCGACTGCGAGTGTATCGCGCTTGCGTCCGCTATGCTCGCGGGAGTTTTACCGATTGGGGAGTGAACATTTTGTTGACGCCAACAAAATGATTCCCACCCGCTGCGCTTGTATTAATGCTGCTCTGCGGGCATCAAAAATTATTTTCATCTTTTTGAAAAAAAGTTGTTGACGAAAAATCAAATGCGTGAGATAGTCATTTCAGATCGAAGGCACCACGCCGACGACGAAAACAAAAACCAAATAAAAAAATGAACATCACAGCCACCGCAGAAATCAGTATCGGCAGCAAAAAATACGATGTCGGCATCAGCAAATTCCGCCGCTGGGAATCCAGCAATGGGATGGTTCGAGAATACATCGAAATTGGAAAACCCGGCATCAGTGAAATAGCAAATGCCTATATCGCCATCACGCCAGCCACTCCTCGCAGTTGTGACGAGGTTGTTCAAACCGCTCTCGGAACGATTATCTGGACTCCAATAGCCGGGGGAGTGACAGGAGCAAAAAAAACTGCGATTAAAATCTGGTTTGAGGAAATCGCGACTCTCATCAGCACCAACTCAAAAGCTGCCTAACATGAATTTCGACGAACATAGTTGCACAGCCAATCGCGGATATGTCTGCGAGCACGAAACGCACCTGTTCCGAATAGGACGCGAGATTCCAGACGCCATAGAGTTTCGTGGAGCGTTACATGATTTTTATGGCAAACTGGAAGGTGCAATTATTCAGCACGGGATACAACACGGCAAATCCAATCACCTGAACATTCAAATAATGACCGATGCGTCATGGAGACAAATACAAAACCCAGAGACAGGCGGCGTCATGGCAATCACGCCTGAAATCGCCGGGCAGACAGATACAGCAAATCAGTTATTTTGCTGGGCCTGCAACTCCGTGCAAATGGCCAGAGACCTCACAATGATGGCCGATAATATGGCCGATTCTGCCAATGAGTAAAACCACCACCCACGGCGGCCCGCGCAAAGGAGCGGGTCGCCCAGCAGGCAAGAAGTCAGCCAACGCCAAAGGCCGCACAGCCGTGACCCGCAGCGTCTCCATGCCGGTTGAGGCATGGAGGAAACTCGACATCGAGCGCGGCACGCAGTCGCGCGGAAAGTTTATAGAGTCCAAACTTTGACACCAGCGCCCATGGATGGCGCTTTCAAAATCCTTTTTCGGTCTCCCGCTTGCAAACTTACAGAGTTTGCAGACGCAATTTATCGCGTGCCTTGAGGCAATCGCCGTCGCGGGGGCGAGTTACAGCATCGCCGGGCGATCGTTCACCCGCGCGAATTTGAGCGAGGTCTCGCAAACGCTGAAAGAACTTCAGGCCGCGATTGATAACGCCAACGGAACGCGCGTGAAGCGCGTCGTCTCCGCATTCCCCACCCAGAGGCCGTAAGTATGAAACAAGATTTACTCACTCGCGCCTTGGCCGTTGTTGCTCCTAAAGCCGCAATGGCTCGCATGATAGCACAAGATCGACTTCGCAATTTCGGGCGGTTCGACGCGGCACTCGAATCCAGCAAGCGCGGCATCTCTCGCAACATCGCAGGCGGTGAGGACACGAGTGGGAGCGCCGAGCGTTACAAGCTCATCCGCGCGGCGCGCGATCTTGCCGATAACTTCCCACCCGTCCGATCGTTGCTCCTGAAATTCGCAACCTACGTCTCGGGACGTCTCTCTTACCAAGCCCGCACCGGAAACAAAGACCTCGACGCGCAGGTTGAACGATACTGGGCTGACTGGTGCAGCAAGTGCGATTTCCTACGGAGGCATGATTTCACGACCCTCTTGCAACTTGCCGTCATGGCCATTCTCCGCGATGGCGACTGCGGATTTATCATTGTCCGCGACGGGGCCGAACTCCGCTTGCAGAGCGTAGAGGCCGACCGCATTGGATCGCCCTACAATCGTCTGATCGACTCGGACAAATACATCGGCGGCATCATGCTCGATGAATACGGCAGGCCGGAGAAATATCAAATCTACGTCCGCACAATAAACAATCAATACATCGACTTTACCAGCATCGACGCCGCTGAGTTTATCCACCTATTCGACGCCACGAGGCTCGACGAATATCGCGGACGCTCCGCATTTGCCACGGCACTGAACGCCGCGCGGGACTTGCAAGAGGCACTCAAAGCCGAAATCCAAGCGATCAAATACGCGAGTTACCAAACCGGCGTCATCACGACCGAGAACGGATCGGCAGACGCATCCGATTACTTCGCGACCAACTCACCAAACGAAAACGGCGAAACCGCCAAGCTCTCGAATATCGACCCCGGCGCGATCAATTATCTTTCGCCCGGCGAGAAAATGGAAATGTTCCAGAGCGAACGCCCAGGCGGAGCGTTCGGAGAGTTCATCCGGCTCGTGCAATCTCACATTTGCATGAGCGTCGGCCTACCATACGGATTTGCATTCGACGCAGACAAGAGCGGTCCCATGGCACGCATGGAGGCAGCTATGGCCGAGCGCACGTTTGCACGGTGGCGCGGGCTGCTCGAATCACAATTTCTCAACCGGATCAAGAACATCGTCCTCCTCGACGGCGTTGCACAAGGGAAGATTAAAGACTCGGAGTTTTTGCTCGATGGACGCTGGTGCTGGCCAGCAAAGGTCTCGATCGACTACGGGCGCGAAGCGCAAGCCGACATCTCACTCTGGAAAGCGGGACTGAAGACAGCCGGGCAGATTTACGCAGACGCTGGCGAGGACTACGAGGAAGCACTTCGCGCAAGGGCAAAAGAGGCCGCCATGATCGTGGATCTCGCTGAGGAAATGGACATCCCCCCTCAATACATTTCCGACTCCGTCCCCATGCCGAAGCGCGACGAAGTCCACCCATCCAACGCGCCGAGTATAGCCACCGAGCCCCCACCAGCGGCCGAACCCGAGTCGCAACCCACCGAAGCCTCGCAATTTCAGGAGGGAGAAAACAAACCCACCGGCGGCATGATTTCCGAAGCCAAGCGCGGGCTCGAATGGCGCCAGAAATTCAATCGCGGCGGAACAAATGTTGGAGTCGCCCGCGCTCGCGACATCAGCAACGGCAAGAATCTCTCCGACGAAACTGTGAAGCGGATGCACAGCTATTTTTCTCGGCACGAAGTTGATAAAAAGGGGCAAGGCTTCTCGCCAGGTGAAGAAGGCTTTCCGTCCGCAGGCCGTATTGCATGGGCGCTCTGGGGTGGAGACGCAGGCCAGACGTGGGCGGCGGCGAAAGCGCGACGCATCGCAGCAAAAGAAGCGGCGAGCAAGGCCAAGACGATGACATTGCAACGCGACGCACACGGACGAGTGGCCAGCCTATCGCTTCCAAGTCCGACCGAGTTTGTCATTCCATCCCCTACGGGGGGCGAGTCTGAAAAAGATTTCATCCCTCGCTGCATGGCGGACGACACCATGCTCGCAGAATATCCCGATACAACTCAGCGAGCGGCAGTCTGCTACGCACAACTTAAAACAAAATGATCGCTCAAGGAATCGCACTTTCAGCCAAGCAAGCTTTTTTGCTAGGAATCCATCAACCGACCGACACCTACAAAATCGCGCTCTACACGAGCCGCGCGACGATCGGGCCTGACCTCGCGCACTACACCGAGGTCGGCGAGGTGAGTGGACCCGGCTACGATCGCGGCGGATACGTCTTGACAGGATTCAAGAACGGCATGGCTGGGCGCAGTGCCTTCGTGACCTTCAACGATCTCAAAATCGACCGCGCATCGTTTACCGCTCACGGCGCGATCATCTACAACGCATCGAAAAACAATGCCGTGATTTGCGCGCTGAATTTCGGCGCAGACCGACCCGTTTTCGACGGCGCATTTGAAATCAAATTTCCGACACCAACAGAAAAAAACGCACTCATATTGCTATCTTAAAAAATGCTCGCTAACACATTACAACCCGAAGTTGATTTAATTTCCGACACAGCTCCCCAAACACAGCCAGCCGCACCCGTTCGCCAAGTCGGGCAGATGGTTGATGGGGCTGGTTTCTCCGCTGTTGGAGCGAGCGTGCTGGATCAATTTTTCGTTCAGACGCCAGTTGTTTCCGGAGGCGTGACATACAACCAAACGGCGGGCTCGCTCAATATCGTCGCAGGGACAACCGCAAGAGCTGAATTTTTAGCGCGCTCAGTCAAATCTTATAGCGGCTCAATGCGGATGCGTTTTTCAATTATTGCATCGCAGCGTATTGCAAACACGAACCTCGCCGTCATGCTCGCAGACCTCATTGGAGAGGGGTTGAGTTATACAATCAATTCAGCGACATCTGTCACAGTCGATGTTCCCGGTCACACTTTTGACGCGACTAATGTTGGTCAGTTTATTCAATTTGGCGGAATTACCGGAGCCGCTGCTGTCCCTGGACGATACGCAATCGCCTCGTTTGTCGCTGGCACATCGATCACATTTACGGTGGCGGGATTCCCAGCTTCGGGAACTGGGACCTGCACACTATTCGGTCGAAATTACCTACGTAATTTGTTTACCGGAATTTCTGCGACCGCATTAAACATTGATGCGCAACGCAATGGGTGGGCTACTGGCGACACGGCGGCGGCATTTACCACCAGCGCGAGCCCAGGAAATTTGGTCCAAGTCGAACTGACTGGGCGCGAGGTTTTTTGGAGCGACACGCTGCGGGCGACATCGACAACTCCAACTGCGGTAACAAGAGGCAGCCGCTACGAAAATATTCCCGACGCAAGCACTGAGTTATATGTGTTCCTCTGGAATTTTAATGGAACCACCGCGCCTGCTTCTTCGACGACTTGGACGCTTGGTTCGGTATCGGTTGAGTCATTTCCGAACAACTCGGTTTATGTCCAGGGAATGCGTTCCAATGGGCTTGCAAATCCTATGCCGACGCAAATGGTTGGTGGAACGATTACGGCAATGCTTTCGGGAAATTTGGGCTTTCCGGGGCTTATTGCTGATTCCGGCTCTGCCGCAATTACAACATCGGCTAATGCTGGACCATTCGCTCCAACTTTTGGCTGTAGCTATTTTGTAACCATCCCCGTGACGGCGGTTTCCGGCACATCGCCGACGCTGGATATTGACGTGCAAGAAAGTGACGATACGGGAACGAACTGGTTTACGGTTTATTCATTCCCACGCATTACTGGGACTGGGATTTATCGCTCACCAAAACTCGCTTTTAATGGCAACCGCGTGCGTTATGTTCAAACATTGGGAGGAGCAACCCCGTCTTTTACACGCGCCATAAACCGATTGCAGTGTTCAGATTCCGTAACCTCGACCCGCCAACTCATTGACCGCAGCATTGTATTGACAACGCTCAATAGCGCCACGCCAAATCTGATCACGCAAAATTGTTCCAATGCACAGCTTGTCGTCAACATCGGCGCCGCGACAACGCCGCCGTCATTGCAGCTTGAGGGGAGCGACGATAATGGGCTCACTTGGTATGAAATCGGAACCGCGCTCGCGGCAGTGGCTTCCAGCACGGTTACGACGACCGTAGCAAACGTAAACTCGCAACTCATACGGGCGAGGGTCAGCACGGCAGGAACAACGGTCACGGCTGGTTATGTGCTTCTAAAAGGATTTTAGTGAATGAAAAAAACAGGCGAAGTTTTTTTCCGAGACGAAAACGATGAATTATATTTGGCCGAAAGTTTTGAAGATGAGAACTGCAACGTGACAACAACACACACCCCATGCCTAACGAATTAAATATCGCACTACCACGAACAGGGCTCACCGTAACCGCTCAACGATACATCAACGCCTCGGCAGTCGGAACGGCTATCAGCCTCACGGAAATCGGATCTTCTGGATTTTACTCGGGCGACATGACCGGCACAGCAGGCACCTATCAGGTCGTTTTTTTAGCAGGCGGAGCAAATGTCGGAAGTGGGGAGATCATTTGGGACGGAACAAACGAGCTTTCAATCGCTGATTCAGTGTGGGAAGAGGCGCTGACAGATCACACCACAAGCGGAACATACGGCGCGCGCGTTGTTCGTTCAGTCAATTCAAACAACACGATTCAGTTGACCGGATCGCACCACGCAGCCGCAGACATTCACGATCTTCAGCCTGGTGTGATTTCATCGGTTGATTTCGACGCTAGCGTCCTGACGGCATTCGCAGTCCCCGAATTGCAGGAAATCCATCTCATCCATGGACTCAAATCTGGCAACACGCTCACCGTCACCCCGACAAGCCGCGCGGCTGGGGCGGTCTCGCAAACAATCGGCGGAGACGGAACCACAAGCACGACCGTCACTCGGGTTTAAAATCATGCTCGTCAGCCTGCTCATCGCTACGCAGGGCTTGCTACCTAGCCCAACGCCGCAATCAATCGGCGTGCAGGGCTTGCTGGCTGCTGGCGTCGTGCCGCCCGCGCCAATCGTTAGCGCGCGGGATCTCCCAGGCGGATTCAGCCGCGAGCGGCAGAGAGTCGTCGTAGAAATCAAGCGCGGAGTCTCAGCGAGGCTCGCCACGAGCGATGTCACCATCTCGACATCCGCAAGCGCAACGGTCCGAGGGAACGTCCTATTTTCCGAGATCCACAATCTCGATGTCTCTACGTGCGAAATGATTTTCTTGCATGGCAACGTGCAAAACATCTCCGCCAATCGCGTGAAGCAGTCGGTTTCCAGCTCCTTTGAAATCGTCGGCTGCCGCGAAGATGACGAGGCGGAAATCTTCCTACTCGCTCAGGCCGCGCTCGAAGAGGCGCACTTGCAGGCAATCATCGACCAATACGAAGACTGATTTTTTTGACATCGCCGCCTCGGCATGAGCGACGTCATCGAAGCGGTATCCATCATCTCAGTCGGCGAGGCCAAAGGCCACGGACTCTACGTGGACGCGCAGACATTGCGTGAGGTTAAGGCGTGTGCGGAGACCTACGCGGGCGGAGTCAAAGTCAATCTGGATCACGGTGCGGGCATCAAGGACATCATCGGATTTGTCGATAACTTCCGCATCATAGGTGAAAAACTCCTTGGAGATTTAAACCTCCTGCAAAACGCAGACCGGCGCGCATACGTTTTGGAAATCGCCGAGAAGCTTCCCGACACATTCGGCATCTCCATCGCATTCAGCGGTCCCGTGCGCGACATCGGCGGCAAGCGCTTCGCATCGTGCGAGGAACTTTACTCTGCCGACCTCGTGCAGACACCCGCAGCAAATCCAACCGGCCTTTTCAGCTTCGAAGCCAAGTCAGTTGACAAAATTTCCAAGCAAATGGAAGACGAACCCAAAATTGAAATCGAACCCAAGGAAGACGAAGTAAGCATTGCCGACATCGTCTCCCGACTCAGCGCCCTCGAATCCGCCTTTGGCGACTACAAGAAGGCAATGGAATCCGCTCCCGAAGCTCCAAAAGAAGAGGCTCCCAAGGACTCTGAAATGTCGAAGCTCGAAGCCAAGCTCGACACGATCATCTCCAACTTTGGCGCGGCTCCCATGAAGGCATCCGCTCCAGCCGAAGTTCAACCTGAAGCCAAATTCGACTTCAAGAAAATGATCGAAGACAAAACCGCCGAGCTCGGTTCCAAGACCGCCGCAATCAAATTCGCGATGCTCAATCATCCTGCGGAATACATCGCCCTTCGCGACTCCAACCAACTCAACAACCTCTAATCACCCAACTCCATGGCATCCCAAACTGACATCGCATTTCGCTCGTTCACATTCGCGAGCGCGCTCACAGCTAACACGCTCGTTCGTTGCTCCGGCGACAACGCAGCCGCCGCACTCGTCACCGCAGCCGAAGTCATCGGCGTCCTTCAAGAAGACGTTGCAGCCGGTGGCGTTGGTCAAGTGAAACTCTTCAAGGCAACTCAATTCGGGATCGTTTCGCCCGGCCCTGTTACCGCAGGCAATTCGGTTTTCGCTACAACCGGCGGCGTAGTTGTCGGAACGCTTGTCACCTCTGGCGTGACCCTCGGCACCGCCATCAACTCCGGCGTAACCGGCGACATCATCGAGTTCGCAGTCCGCATCTGACCCTTAACTAACCACTACCATGTCACTCACCACTACCACAATTCGCGGAGACATCGCACAGGCCGTTTACGAGGGCCGCTCCAACAAGCAAAACCTCTTCATCGGCGCCGAAGTCATGCCGATTTATGTTGCGGACGTTCGCTCTGGCGAATACCTCAAAATCAACCTCGGCGGCTCTGAGGCTTTCAACGACGACGCCACGAAGATCGCCGCTGGCTCGGCTTATCCCCGCGTTGGCCGCAAGTTTGTATCGGATACATTCTCGACTACCGAATACGGTCTTGAGGAAGTCCTTCCCGACGCGACTCAGCGCGACCTCGCCCGCTTCCTCGACGTTGAGGTTGCCGTTGCCGACATGCTCCTGACTCAGATCCAGATCGGCCACGAGGCTCGTGTTGCTTCGCTCTCCTACGCGGCAAATGGCCTCACAGCCATCTCCGCAGCCGGTGCATCTGCCGCCTACACCGAAGCGAACATCACATCGTTCGATCTTCCTGCCGACGTCGCCGCCGGCAAATTGGAACTCGCCAAGTTTGGCGTCCTTCCTAACACGCTCATTATGTCCGCCGTGGTTTTCGAGCGCGTCCGCCGCTCGACCAAGGTCCAAAACCAAATGTTCGGCGTTGTCGCCACGAACTCCACTCGCCTCCTCTCCGAGCAAGAAGTTGCTCAGGCCGTGGGCGTGGAAAAAGTCCTCGTAGGCCGCGCTCCTCGTAACAACGGCAAGAAAGGCCAAGCTTACTCAGGCGGATTCATCTGGGGCGACAACTTCATCGCTCTCGCCAATACAACCGGAGGCGAATTCGCTGCCGGTGGCTTTGGCCGCACGATCCTCTGGGGCGCAGATAGCCCAGTGCCCTTCGTGTCCGAGACCTACCGCGACGAGGCTCGCCGCTCCAACATCCTCCGCGTGCGCCAGCACGTCAGCGAGAAGGTTGTTGACGGCTCATCGATCATCCGCATCACGACCGGACTGTAAAAGCTCACGGCTCACATCAAACCCGCTCTCACAAGGAGCGGGTTTTTTGTTTCCCTTTTGACACCGCCCCCATGGCAGAA